GGCTTTCTTTTTTCTCCGCAACTTCTCAAACTTTTTTAGGACAACGCAAAATGGCAACGCCAAGACCCGTACCGACAGCCTTAAAACTTATTCAAGGCAACCCCGGTAAGCGTGCCATAAATAAAAGTGAACCCAAAAAGGTTGCTGCGAATCTCAGAGTGCCAGGCCATTTAGATACGATTGCTAAAACACAGTGGAAAAAATTGGCCGGTGTTCTTGATGATTTAGGTGTCATTTCTCAAACGGATCTATCAGCATTAGAACAATGTGTTGAAACTTACGCAAGAATAAGACGTTTGCGGATTGAAATTAAAAAATTGGGTGGCACTGCTTATGAGTCTATAAAAATAGATCATAAAGGCGAAGCCACTGGTGAGATACTTTGGAAAGCATATCCGCAGGTGGCTCAATTAGAACGTGCAGAAACCAATCATAAAGTATATTTAACTGAGTTAGGCTTAACGCCTAGTTCACGATCAAAGATCCAAGCGATAGACAAAGCAGACGACGACGATCCTTTGGCCAAATATAACGTCTAATGACCATCGAGTTGGCTTGCCAGTACGCTGAAGATGTTATCAGCGGGGATAAGATTGCATGTAAGTGGACCAGGCTTGCTTGTCAGCGTTTCATTGATGATTTATCAAACCCAAATTTTACTTTTTGCATTGACTCTGCAGAAAGGGTGTTAAATTTCTATCCTGACTTTGTAAGACACGTTAAAGGCAAACTTGCCGGCACGCCTTACTACTTATCAGAATGGGAAACTTTTATACTAGTCAACTTGTTTGGCTTTAAAAATAAAGACGGTAAGCGTCGTTTCAGAACCGCATACATTGAAGTGGCTCGTAAAAATTCAAAGAGTACCTTCTGCTCTGGTATTGGTTTGTATATGACCGCTTTTGATTCTGAAGGCGGCAGCGAGACGTACTCGTGCGCCACTAGTCGTGATCAAGCACGAATTGTATTTGGCGACGCTCGCACCATGATCCAAAAGTCACCGCCTTTAAAAAAGGTCTTTGGTGTGCATAAGTTAAATATCCATCATTTAAAATCGGCCAGCAAGTTTGAACCACTTAGTTCTGACGCAGGCACCTTAGATGGATTAAATATTCATTGCGCCATACTCGATGAAGTTCACGCACATAAAACACGCGACGTCTGGGATGTTGTGACCACCGCAACAGGTGCAAGAGAGCAACCTTTAATTCTGGCTATAACCACAGCCGGGTTTAATAAGCTAGGCATTGGTTATGAACAGCGAGAATATGTCACCAAAATACTTAGTGGCATTGCTGAAGATGATACTTATTTTGGTATTATTTATACACTTGATGAAGGTGATGATCCTTTTGATGAAAAGGTTTGGCCGAAAGCTAATCCTAACCTTGGTCGCTCAAAAAAGCTAGATGATATGCAGAGTAATGCAAAGAAAGCTCGAGAAATGCCAGCGGCGCTTAATAACTTTTTAACCAAACATTTAAACATTTGGGTTAATGCTGCAGTTGCCTGGTTGGATATGCTCAAGTGGGATAAGTTAGAAGAACGCGCAGACATTGAATACTTAAAAACGCTACCTTGTTACATAGGGATGGATTTAGCGAACAAGCTCGATGTTGCTGCAGTAGTAGCCGCGTTTGATGATGGTCCTATTATGCATTTTATATGCAAATTTTATCTACCAGAAAATCAGATTTACAATAAGTCAAGAAACATCGGTAATTTGTATGATACCTGGTCAAAGCAAGGCTATTTGACACTAACTGATGGTGACATTATAGACCATCAAGTTATTGGGGATGATGTGAGGCAAATGCTAACCGAATTTAATGTACAAGCGGTTGGTTATGATCCGTGGGGGTCAACTCAATTAGCAATAAGACTAAGTGAGGAGGGCGCACCGATGGCCGAGATACCGCAAACAGTTAAAAATCTTAGTGAAGCAATGAAAGAGGTCGAGGCTAAGACGGTCAACGGCTCATTACATAAAGAAAAAAACCCGGTAATGGATTGGATGGCCTCAAACATTGTTGTGAAACTTGATAAGAATGAAAATTATTTTCCAGATAAAGAACACCCCGACAACAAGATTGACGGCATGGTGGCTTTATTCATGGCAGTTAACCGAATGCTAGCTGGCGCAGAAACTAAAACAGAATTGAGAATAAGAACCCTATAAATATGAACCTACTTAGCAGATTAAACCCATTCTCTACTAAGAGCGCGGATATTATAGATACATCTGAACAACTCGCGTCAATGTTAGGCACTTGGTATGAATCCGACGCGGGCATAACTATAACAAGTGCAAATGCATTGCAGATATCTACCGTCTATCAATGCGTTAGAGTTTTAGCTGAATCAATTGGTATGCTGCCTTTGTTTCTAATGACCGACATCGGTGAAGGTAAAGCCAAAGCAAAGAAACACCCTCTTTATAGATTATTAAAAACAGCCCCTAATGATTATCAGACAGCTCAAGAGTATAAAGAATTAATCATTGCTCACCTTTGTTTACGCGGTAATCATTACAGCTACATAAACAAGGTCAACGGTAAGGTTCTTGAATTACTACCACTAGCGCCAAGCGCTGTTATGCCTAAATTACGTGACGACTACACAGTCGAATATCAAGTTACATTTAAAAACGGCAAAGTAGAAACACTTGAGCAATCTGACGTATTACATTTTAAGTTATTTTCAACAGATGGACTAACAGGACTATCTCCCATTAGCATGGGCCGCAACGCCTTAGGCTTATTAAAAGCAACGGAAGCGCATGGTTCATCATTATTTAAGAATGGTGCTAATCCGTTTGGTGGTTTTAAGACTGATAAAAATTTAACTAATGAGCAATTTAAAGGATTAAAAGATCAACTATCAGAACATCAAGGTTCTGGTAATGGATTTAAGCCGTTAATACTTGAGGGCGGTTTAGAGTGGATACAGGTGGCAATCACGCCTGAACAAGCACAGTTTTTAGAAACCAGAAAATTTCAACGTAGTGAAGTCTGCGGATTGTTTAGAGTTCCCCCTCACATGATAGGCGACTTAGAACGCGCCACATTCAGCAATATAGAGCATCAAGGTTTAGAGTTTGTCACATCGAGCCTAATGCCTTACCTAACACGAATAGAAAACAGGGCCAATGTCTCGCTATTAACGCCTGATGAGCAAGTGAACTATGAGTTTAAATTTAATGTTAATGCTTTATTGCGTGGTGATATGAAATCACGCGCCGAGTTTTATACTAAATTACTCCAAAACGGGGCTTTATCACCGAACGAAATACGTGCAAAAGAAGATATGAACCCTAGAGAAGGTGGCGATATTTTCCTAACCCCGCTTAATATGGCGGTAAACGGTCAACCTATAGGGGACGATACCAATGCAAACAAAGAATAAACTACACGTAGGGCTTAAAATAAAGTCCTTATCTGAAACCGGTGAGTTCGAAGGTTACGGATCAGTCTTTGGTGTTAAAGATTCTTATTCAGATATAGTTATTCGTGGCGCTTTCACAAAGTCATTGGCAACATGGAAAGAAAAAGGATCAATGCCGGCTATGCTTTGGCAGCACAAAACTGACGAGCCCATCGGTATTTACACTGAAATGTCAGAAGATGAAAACGGCTTAGTGTTGAAGGGTCGCCTATTAATTGATGATGATCCGCTAGCTAAACGTGCTTATGCTCACTTAAAAGCAGGTTCAATTAAAGGATTATCAATAGGCTATTCTCTAAAAGATTACGATTATGATAATGAGAAAGACGCTTTCATTTTAAAAGAAATTGATTTGTGGGAGGTATCATTAGTGACATTCCCTGCAAATGAAGCAGCGCAAATTGTGGACGTGAAGGACGCACTTAAAAACTGCGTTATCGGTCAGCCTGCCTTAGCTGAAAGATGCCTGCGTGATGCCGGTTATTCTCGTTCACAGTCAAAAGCTATTATGGCTAATGGATTTAAGGCTCTGCGAGATGCAGATAATGACACAGAACAGGCGCTCGCAGCGCTTAAAACGATTAAGTGGTAATAACGCCACAACCCATATATACCGCTTAAATGCGGTTTTTTACTTTTAGGATTATATAAAATGACTGTTGAATTAAAAGACATTGAAGATGTTGCCAAAGGTATCCAGGCAACATTTGACGAATTTAAATCTGCAAATGATAAGCACTTAGATGCTATTAAAGCAGAAAAAGGCGTGTTAAGCGGCAAAGTTGATGTGTTGAATGAAAAGCTTTCTGAGTTTGAAAGCGTAAAAACACAGCTAGAAACCTTGCAAAAGCAACAAAACCGCCCTGGCTCAACCGATGCTGCAAAGGCTGCTTACAGTAAAGGTTTTGTTAACTTTATGCGTAAAGGGGATGCAAGCGAGATTGAGCATAAAGATGTGAATCTTGGATCTAATGCTGATGGTGGATTTGCAGTTCCAGAAGAGCTAGACAGAGCAATCTTAGAGCTAGAGCGCGATATATCTCCGATGCGTCAGGTATGTAACTCGATCACCGTTGGCACAGAAGATTACAAGAAGCTAGTAAATCTTGGTGGGGCTGCGTCTGGATGGGTAGGCGAAACAGCTGAACGCCCTAAAACTGACTCACCAACACTCGCTCAAATTGCGGCTAATATGGGTGAAATATACGCTAATCCAGCTGCTACTCAGCGCTCGCTTGATGATATTTACTTTGATGCAGAGGCATGGTTGCAAAGTGAAGTGGCTATTGAGTTCAATGATAAAGAAGGTTTGGCATTTTTATCTGGCAACGGGACTAATAAACCCAAAGGTATTTTAGCTTACACCCTAGCAGAAACAGCAGATGCAGGACGCGCATTTGGTACTCTTCAAAAGCAAGTCGCAGCTAGCACCACTGCTGTTACTGGTGACGAGTTAATTGATTTAATTCATTCACTCAAAGCTGGTTACAGATTAGGTTCTTCTTTTATGATGAACACATTGAAAGTTGCACAACTGCGAAAGCTTAAAAACACTGAGGGCGATTACATTTACAGCCCTAGTTTAGAAGCTGGCACTCGCTCTAGCATTCTTGGTTATTCAATTACTGAAAACGAAGATATGCCGGCATCTGGCGCCAATTCAAACTCTATATTGTTTGGTAACTTTAACCGTGGTTATACCATTGTTGACCGAATGGGTACTCGTATATTGCGCGACCCTTTCACTAACAAGCCTTACATTCACTTCTACACAACTCGTAGAACTGGCGGCATGTTAACCGATAGCAATGCTATTAAAGTGTTGTCACAAGCAGCAAGCTAATAGCAATATAAATAAGGAGTGGGGGCGAAAGCCCCTATTTTATATATGAAAGCAATCGTAGATTTTAAATATATGGTAGATGGTAATTCGTTCACGAACATTTCGGTGGGTGATGAAATACCGACTGTTGCTGAAGCGTATGCATTAAAAAACGATTACGCAGAAAAAGCATTAAAAACACCGCTAAACAAAGCAAAACAGGCACCACTTAACAAAGGCAAAGCTAAGTGATAACAGTCAGTGAATGCAAATTGCAATGCAACCTACTCAAAGAAGAGGTTGAATTTGATGAGTGGTTTAATATGGCTATTCCCGCTGCAGTTGCTTATCTTCCTAATGCATTAAATCGCCAGGTATTTGCAACACAATCAGAGATCACTGAAGAAGTTAGCCGCATTACTACGTTAATTGAAGCTGAAAATGCAGAAACTGACGATTCAAAAGAAAAAATAGAAAGCTTAACTGTGGAATTAAAAAAAGTTAATAGAGCAATTGTGTTCAACGGTGATTTAAAGCTTGCCTTACTTATGTTGATGGCCCATTGGTTTAACAATAGAGAGTCGACCAGCGCATTAAGTTTAAATGACACACCCATGGCTTTTCACATGTTAACTCATCCACATAGATCCTATTTTAAATGATCATGTCCGGGCGTTTAACCAAATCACTGCAGTTCTCTGAAGTGATTAAAACAAAAAATGAATTTAATGAGACTGTTAAAACGCTTCAAGCCCTATTTAGGACAAAAGCGGAACCGTTTCAATCCGAAATATCAAGAACCATTGTGTCTGAGGGTGGCGATTTCTCTAAGGTCTATAACTTTAGATTGAGATACAACCGCCAAATCAAAGACGACTTAATAATTACCGTTGATGGTCAAAATTTACAGATAACGAATATTGAAAACGTTAACGGCTTAAATAAAGAGTTAACCATAGATGCCATTAACTACATACAAGACTAGCGGCACAAATAACCTAGAGAAAGCGATTGAACAGCTGGGTAAACAAGCCGGGTTTAAGGTGTTTACAGGCGCTTTGAGAGACGCAGCAAAGCCAATCATCAGAGAGGCCAGAATGTTAGCGCCTAAGAAGTCTGGAAAGCTAAGAAAGGGAATTAAGGGCGAAGTATTCAAAGGAACTGGTAAGTCTGACAGTGTGGCCACCATTCAAATTGGTTTTAATCGCTCAACAGCCTGGTACGGTCAAATACTAGAGCGCGGTGCCAAGAAGCACACAATAAAACCAGATCCAAAGAAAAACAAAAAAGCATTATCACTTGGCGCAAATCTTGTTAGAGGGACAGTCTCACACCCCGGCACTCGCTCAGTACCCATGCTTAGAAGCTCGTTTGATTCTAAGCATAAAGAGGCTTTAAAAATATTAACAACCCGCTTACGAGAGCGCGTGATATTAGAGGCAATAAAAAAATATGGAAAAGGCGCTTAGTACCTTATTAATATCAAACAACGAGCTCGTAGCCGCTGTTAAAAACCAAATATCACCGATGAAGCGCGAAGAATATCCAAGCGTCACCTATGAAAAAACAGGGCGTAATGAGGATATGGATATGAGCGGCACCGGCACCGGCATTATTAGAACCACATTTAGTATTACTACCAGAGCCAAATCATACAAATCAGCTAAAGATATCAATGAAATGGTTAAACAATCGTTAGCGGGTCCGTTTACATCAATTGAATCACCTAAAATATTTCTGGCGGTATTAGAAGATGAAAAAGAATCCCAACTTTTAGATCCTGACATCACTGAAATTACAATCGATTATACATTCCACCACTCAGCCGCTTAATTGCGGTTTTTGCTTATTTAAGGAACATAAAAAATGTCCACATCAATTATAGCCGGCTCGAAACTAGAATATTCTGTAGACGACGGTAGTACTTTTATTGAAATTAAAGGTATTCAAGAAATGCCAGAATTCAAAGAAGAGAATGGCGAAAGAGAAACAACCACCGTCTCTGACACTGTTCGTCAATATGACAATGAAATGGATTCTCCTACAGAGCAAACGCTAGCCGCGTTTTACCTAAAATCGGATACTGACCAGTTAGCGTTTAGAACACTTGCCAGACAAAAAGGTTCATGCGTTATGAAAGCGACGTATTCAGACGGTGACAGTTTAGAAATGGACGCAGAGCTAAAAAATTACGGTATAAACTCCGGTGACGCGCCTAGTTCGAAAATGTTTTCTTGCGTTATTCGCAGAACTAGCACTATTACATTTACTGAATCGACAAGCTAATGGACTTTTTAAAGCGGTTACAGTCGGTTTCTGATCAAATTAAACCTTGTACGGTGGAGACTCAAACCATCGGCTCAGTTGAGCTGTTGCCGCTTTTTGTTTCACATAGAAGTGAATTTCACCGTAGCAATAAAGTGGAAGGCGAACGCGAGTTTGTTTTACTTATGATTGCTATGTCTTTATCTGAAAAAGGAAAGCGATTAGTTGACGATTTAAATATTGATGAGGTTATATCAATGCTAAATCCGCTAGGTAGCACAAAAGAAGGGTTAGAGGATATTTACCTCTTATACACAGAGGCTAATAAACTATCAAAGATCACCAATGAAGATGTGGCGGAAGCTGAAAAAAACTAAAAAGCGCTGAGGGGAATATGTTCCTTTTCGTCTTAGCGCGTGATTTAGGTAAAACAGTGGGGGAATTGTCAACCATGACAAGTGAAGAGTTCACACACTGGATGGCTTTTTATAACTACCAAAACCAACAGATAAAAAAAGAAAACAAGAGGACCTAAATGGCTAAATCTGTACTCGCTGAGCTAGTAACAAAAATGACCGTCGAATCGTCACAGTTTAAAAAAGAACTGGAACGGACAACGGGCAAGACTGTTAAGTTTGGTAAAGAACAAAAGAAAGCCGCGAATGATGCTGTGTTTTCGAATAAGAAAATGTCTAATGCTTTTCGCCAGGCTGCACAGTCAGCGTCAGCATTACAAGGCCCTATGGGTGGCGTTTCGTCAAGATTAAGCGTTTTAGCGTCTGGTTTTAGTTCGGTAGGTATAGTAGCAACTGCAGCTGGTATTGCTATAAGTGCAGTCGGTGTTGTCGCTGGTCTAGCAGTGGGAAAGTTTGCAGCACTCGAAAAACGGTTATTTAGAACAGAAGCCCTATTCAAAACAACAAGCGGCGCCGCTGGATTAACAACCCGTGAATTAGCTGACTTAGCAGATGAAGTTGCTGAAAATACGTTAGCTAGTGTGGTTGGCGTTACTCAAGCAATTAACGTGCTACAAACGTTTAAATCAATATCCGGGGATACATTTACTCGAACTGTTGAACTATCCCAAGATCTTGCAGCAGTTATGGGTACAGATGTAAAAAATGCATCATTACAGCTCGGTAAAGCGTTACAGGACCCAATATTAGGTCTTAACTCATTAAGAAGATCCGGTGTTAGTTTTTCTGACTCACAAAAAGCAGTAATTAAATCGTTAGTTGATACAGGTCGAACAGCAGAAGCGCAAGAAATGATCCTTGATTCACTTGAAAGCCAAGTAGGTGGGACAGGTAAATCCGAATCAGGTGGTCTTTCTGGGGCAACTGACTTATTAGGTCAAAGATGGGATGAACTATTAGAAACATTCGCTTTAACTACTGGTATTGGCGCAAGCACCACATCAGCACTTAATTCTATATCAGGTGGATTAGCCGGCATCACTGGCGCTATGGGTGATACTGATAAATTAGATGAACTGGTCAATAAACTAGCTGAATTAAATAGTCAAACAAATTTATATATTGGTAGAAATTTAGCGCCGCATTTGGCTAGAAAGGCCGCTATTCAAGCACAAATCGACGTAATTAATGAAAAAGAAGCCCTTGAGCGTGAAATAATTGCGCAAGGTGCAATTGAAAAAGAAAAATTACAAGCCGAAGCCGATGCCGCTAGACTAAAAAGGCAAGAAGAAACAGGCTTAAAACAATTTAACGCTATTAGAAAGCAAACATCTGGTGAAATAGAACGGATAGTCGACGGCTGGAATGAGCGTAACGCGATAATTGGCGCTCTAGTATTATCAGAGGTCGCCATCAGAGAAAAAGGCTATGAAAGCCTAATAGAGTTACAAGAAGCCTATTATTTAAAAAGTGGTGAATTAGGCCGAGAAGATTTAGCCGCAGCCGAAGCTAAAGCCGCCGCAAGAGTAGCATCAGAAACTAAAGCATCGGACGCTATCGGGATGGCACTGCTTGGCAACGGTGCTGCTTTAGCCGGCCAAATTGCTGCAATGTCTGAAGAAGGTAGTAAGGCATCGAAAGCCGCCTTTTTTGCACAGCAAGCAATAGCCATTGCCACCACTATTATGAATACTGAAATGGCAGCAATAGCCGCGTTAGCACCGCCACCAATGGGACTAGGCCCAATTGCAGGGGCCCCTTACGCTTTAGGTATTAGATTAATTGGTTATACTTCAGCGGCACTAATAGGCGCCCAAACAATTGCCGGCGCCAGAGAACTGGGCGGACCAGTTATGGGAGGCAAAAGCTACCTAGTCGGAGAGAAGGGACCCGAACTATTTACCCCACAAGCAACCGGACAGATTACAAACAATCAAAATTTACAAAAGGTCACTGGTCAACAAGCTGGTGGCGTTACGCACGTTACTATTAATGCTTCGGGTGGTGGATCACAATCCTATTGGAATCAACAAGCCAAAATGATCACCCGCGCAATAGCTAGAGAAGAACGCCGATGATGTTACCAAGCGCGTTTAAAGCCTCGTCAATCGAGTTAATTAAATCAGAAAGCGTTCAGCGCTCGGTTAGCAGGGGCGGAAATATTCAAATTGGCCGCAGAACATCATCACAAATAACACTTGAAATTACATCACCGGAAATGTCACCGGCTGATATTGGTAACCTCATTGCCTTTTTAGACGATGTAGGACTTAACACGCCGTTTGATGTTCAGATACCTCTTTTAAGTAAAGCTAAAGGCAGCATAACAAGCAACATGCTAGTTAAAGGTTCTGTCAGTGCCGGTGGTAAAGTGATCACATTAGACAATGGCCCAAATAATAGTAACGCCATTGTTAAACCTAACGATATGCTGACATTCTCAGGGCATTCAAAAGCGTATTTTGTGGGCGTTAATATGTCAGGCAATAGCATTGACTCATTCGACACTAACGGCAGCGGTGAGCTTGTTTTAAGACTGTCACAGCCCCTACGTAAAAGCATTTCAGCAAACGAAACCGCTAACTTTATAACGCCTTTGATCACGGTTCTTAGAACAAGTGATGAAACAGAAATAAAAATTTCAGCGAGTAATAGCAACTTTTCAACAATCTCATTTGAAGCAGTCGAGTTTATCTAATGCCAAGACCAGTCAGCACACAAATTCTTATCGCTAAAAAGCTCGGGAACCGGTTTAATCTTATCCGAATTAACCTATCTACCCCTGTATTTTTAACTGATAACACCTTTGATTACACATATCAGTCAAACAACTATGAGGCTAATGGTTTGTTGTTAGGTGTTGATTCTGGGGCTATGACAGCCGGCGTTGAAGCTAATGATTGGGAAGTTGAACTATCAGCGGTACTCGATGAAGTTTACAGCGGCATGTTATCAAGCAACTTGAGCAACAGAGATGTATTTCATTACGTGGCTTATTTTGAAGAGAATGAAACTGGCATAAATATTATTGGAGTTGAGTCTAAAAAATACGGCCAAATTCTATCACTTGAAGATTCAGACGATGAAAACAGAGGTTCAGTGACGTTCACAATAACAGGACCGCTTGGTAACACTGAAATGACTAATGAAGTAAAAACAAATAATTTGTCACAAGAAAGGCGATGGGGCCCAGATAAAATATTTCAGTTTGCGCACGAGACCGATTTCACTATTCCGCGTACTGATTTTGGTGGTGGTTTTATTGGAAGCTTGTTCGGGACAGTAACGTCCAGTATTCCGAGTGATGTGGAATGAGCTTTCTTCGAAGTCTATTAGGCGTTGAGCCACCCAAGCCACCACCATTATCTATAAGTGAAAAGCCCAAAACAGACACAGCACTCCCTTTTATTGTTGGTAATGATTATATAAAGCTGGAAGGTGCGCCGGTATTTAAACGCTTGAACGAAAACGTTAAAGAAGTTGGCCTTTGTTTAGCGTGGTGCACTGGACCAGTGCCGGGTGCGAACGATGATGCTGATCTATATGTAGGCGACAAAAACGGCCGTAGCAATAAATTTCGATTTAATCCAGGTTCTGAAGAATACAGCAAGCTTGCATGGGTAACACCTGGTGGCGGTCCAACTGGTTACACAATTAATTGGCCTGATTTTGCGAGTCGTTTCGGTTGGACTTCTGAAATGAAAGGCAAAGGGATCGTCTATTCTCTGATTAAGTATGCGAGAGACACTGGCACATTCGATAGCGACCCTTCAAATGAGTTCTGGCTAAAGATACGCAAACGCAATTGTAGAGCAACCGACGGATCTAATAACGGGTTAATAGATGCGTGGTCTGATAACCCTTTTGCAGTCATGGCCTGGTATATAAACGACTCAATAGTAGGAATGAATAAACCGCTGTCGATGCGCGGTGATTCCTTTCTTGATTCAATAAACTGGATTGAGAATAACCTTGTCACTCAAGACAGCTCAAGTAAAAAGCGGATTACGTTAAACGGTGCAGTCTCGACAGATAAAGAGTTTGGTGAGGTATTAGAGCTATTTGAAAAGCACTGCTACAGCCGAATATCATTTATTGAGGGCAAGTTTGAAATAGCAACCAAGGGGCGCGTAACAACGGCCTTTATAGATCTAAATGAGAGTAACTTAGTCGGTGAGGTCGAAGTCGTCCCGGCCTCAGCTCAAGATGTATACACGCAGTTCCAAGCATCGTTTATTAATCCAGATAAAAATTGGGAAAAAGACTTTGCAATTTATCCAGAGACTGACTCTGATGAACACTTAGCCGCGCTTGAGCGTGCTAATTATATAGAGAATATCGAGAAAGAAGATTTAGAGCTCTGCAATAACTACTTTGAAGCTTATGAGTATGCGCGTATTGCGTATCTTGAAGCGAAAGATAGAGTTGATGTGACTGTAAAAGCACATGCTGTTGCGTCTCAATTAATTCCCTATGATGTTATTTCTATCACTGACCCAAAGCGCGGTTGGAATGGAAAGCTATTCTTAGTTGAAAAAAGTGAGGAAAATGACAATAACGGTGTTGAAGAGTACGATCTTGAGCTAAGCGCGTATAACCCTACAATTTATCAATGGTCAGGTGCAGGAGCTTATGTATCGGTTCCGGCTTATGATGGTACAACATCAAAGCTTTCAGCGGCTAACGGATTAGAGTGGGATAACGACACGCGAACGCTAACCTGGTCTGCAGTTTCAGGCGCTATTACGTACTCTATTTATATTGATGACAACTTAGTCAGTGAAACACGTTCAACTAACTATCAAATTGATTTAGCAGACGATGATTACACGATTGCAATCATAGCCCAGGGCTTATTCAACACTGGCAACACAGCAACAATAACGATTACCATAGAAAATATTGTAACGCCAGATTACACGCCCGATGTAAGAGCGGGTTACATCATTATTAGACCGCCCGAATCTGAGTTTGGTATTTACGAGTACAAGCATAATACGGAAGATGATTTTTCAACGGCAACGTCAGCGGATTTAATTGGTGC